TTAACGTAAGATAAAGCCGTTATAGCATAATTTATTCCGTCAACTTCTTCGACCGTTATAACCCTATAAAGTTGAGATTCAACCGTATCGTTTGAAATAATCCAATTAGCATTAACATTGGGTGTTTGAGAAAAAGCGGAAGAGACGGTTATGGTCGCACCATTAACTGAACTAATATTTTTACTTTCGATAGTGCCGTCGGGCATAATTACACTTAAAACCGGATTGTTTGCCGTAGGTAAGTCTGTATTAGCTGAATTATCAACTGTAATAACTGTTGTCGAAGTGACCGAAGCGATCTTACCCCCGCGTCTTAAACCGCTTCTAACAGGGTCAGCGATAGCTATTACGGCACTCGGTCTTACTACTACACCGCTATCTATAGAGGTAGAAAAAGTAACGACCTCTGATTCATTTTGCTCTGCAAATAATATTGCTTTTCCTAAACGGGCCGCTTGGCCTCTAGAAGTACACGCAAAAGCTTTTACTTGTTTAATTATCGAACCAAATTTTGCTATAGCGTTAGCATCTTCTACGACTTCAAAATCTATTTCTTGCGTTTCCATATTAAAATATGAAACCGAAACTACACTATGTCGTTGCTTTAAACTACTACCGCTATAGTTAAACCCTTCGCTTGTCACATTACTCAAGTTAAATAAGTAACTAGCCGACGCGGGGCTATCTTGTTTTAGGCTTATACTTCCGGCTGTCCAAATAGGCATACATCTCATAACGCCGGATAATTCATTTATAAGGTCGAAGGCCTCGCCCGAACCTTGAATATTTACGTTGCATGAGAACCTCGCCTCTAGCCCACCAAAACCGTCGCTAACTAAAGTATTTGCAAATTTACTAGCCGTTACAAACGAAAATAAATCTAAATTACTATCGCTTATATGATCGCCAAAACCATAACGACTATTAGTCAAAAGGTCTAATAAAATCATAGCGGGACAAGAAGTCCATACCGCCGCACCGAGAGTTCCGTTAAAAACGTAGCCGTCGGGATAAACTATTCTTCCGGTCGTAGCGTCGACCGTCGGTGTGCCCGAACCATTCGCTCCCGCCGCCGGAATACGGACCTTAATACCTCTAACTCTAAATTTACGACGTGGGATAGACCCGAACTGCATAGAATCTAATCTAATAGCCGCATACGCACTATTAGCGTAGGTATTAGAGTCGTCTATTATTTCGGCGATACTTGTCCACTGAAAAGCATTAATTAAAGATGAATTTGTACTATCAGGGGTAATTCTAGAAACCCTTATATCTACCGGAAAAGCACCGGTTAAATTAACGCGATAATCCCTTTGATAAGCGTCAGCGGTTCGGCCCGTTACCGTATCGGTAATTACGTCAGTAAAACCACCGGAGTTATATTGCACCGCTATTTTAAATTGAACGCTGGAACCTAATAAATCTCCTTTATCGGTAGCCTCTTGAATTTGCGGAAAAGATATAGTTATTTTTGCCGCGTCGACATTACTATTTGTTATTTGTCTAGTAACCGGAGCCGAAACCGTAACGGTAGTGCCTACCCCTGTTACTGAGGAGCTACTTTCTATACCGGCTATTTTAGTTTGGTTACTTGTACCAAAACGGGGTGTAAAATCTACATCTTTAAAATTAAAATCTACATCTGCGGGGCTTGCGGAATTAGCGTTTGATCTTAAAACGGGCGTGTCGTTAAGAAAAACATCTTTGAGAGCGGCGTTATTATAAGCCGTAGTTCCTTTAGTTAACCCTTCTTTAGATGCAGATGCAAAACCTTCGATTTCGCCTTCACTTATCAAATCTAAAAAGGTCGCAAACTGCCTACTATGTAAAGTATCGGGAGTTCTAGTCGGTTGGGGTGGTGGTGGCGGAGAACCTCCTCCTCCGGAACCTCTAATAATTTTTTTGGTCATGCTCTTACCTGTTCAGTATCTACGGCTCCACTTATCACGACCGAGCCGGTAAAAATTTCTCCATAAACTAAAGGAACCGGAGTACCCGCCCTCGTAGTTTGTTGAGTTCCACTAAAATTAAAAGATATTCTAGGGTCTTGCTCGCTATTAAAATCCGGTAGTTTTGGAACCGGAAATAACATATCACTAACGCCGGATAATAAAAGTCCGGCACCTATACCAAAAGCGGCTTTAGCTCCTAAACCGGCGGAAGCAAATCCAAAACCTTTAGCACCAAAAGCTAACGGATTAGCAAAAAGGCCTCCTACGCCAAAAGATAAAGCTATTAATGCACCGCCTAATAATATTTTTCCTATGCCTCGACCGGCACCTTGTATAACCGGTACAAAATGAATATCCTCTTGTCCTATAGGGTGGTGTATTTCGGTTTCGTCTATCGAATAATTACCAACTTTTACTTGATAATATTTAGGGTTCATATATTCTTCTATTCCGGCAAAATTATTAATTAAAAAACTAACAACTTGACTTAAAGTTTCTACTTTTACTTCAAACTCTTTATGACCAACGAAATTGGCTAACTCTCCGTAAAGTTTTATTTTACGCAACATAACGCAACCTCTTACCGGTACATTTTAAAAGCCACTCCGAGTAAGGCTCTATACAACTTAGTCTATCGGTTAAATGGTGTAAAACATCTCCATCTAAAAAAATTGCCACATGATTTAAACCCGAAGTCAAAATAGACATAAATAAAAGATCGCCATATTTTAGTTTTTCGTCTGGCCTTAATTCTCTAAAACCGGTCCTCCGAGCACACCTTTCAAACATAGGGTCTTTATTAAAATCTTCTAAAGTAGTAGGTCTTTCCCAATCTTTTAAATTTATATTTAATTCTTCTTTATAAAAATCCCTGACTAGCGTGTAGCAATCGTTAACCGCCCACGCCCACTCTCTACCTATTAGGGGAGCTTTATATCCTGTAGGTTCTAAACTACCCCAAGTTTCTGTTTTAGGATTTACTATATGCCATTTTAAACCACTTTGTTCGCAAGCAACTTTATCGCTTTGACTAGGAACGGGCGGAGTTACGGGGTGACTATGAACTATCGCAATAATATCGCCTAAATTATCTCCTTTTACATAATCTTCGGGGTCTAAGATAAAACATTGATGAGCGGTTTGACTTAAATTACCGCAAGGGAAATATTTTTCTTTGCCCCTTATATTTAATAAAAGGCCACAGGATTCTTTAGGGTCTTGGTCTTTCGCATGAGCAAGAGCTTCTTCTTTCCAAGTCATGCTATAAAAGTTCCTATCGAGGGAAAATCGGCTCTCGTGCATTGTCTTTTAGGAGCTCTAATACCGGCGAGATCAAAAACAGCGGCGAGTTCAAAAGTAACTACCTCTCTATTTTCACTAGCTTTTCTATCTATTTTATAAACTTCGCGGGGAAACTCTGCTGTAGGGTCCGGCGTTCCTAAATTATTTACCTGTTGTGTAGATGTAGTAGTAGTAGTTTGCGTAGTGGTATTAGGATTATTCATAGTAATAGTATTACCCATAGCGTTTCCGTGTACGGTGCAATAGTATCTCAAATCACTAGGAGCGGAAGGGTAGGCGGGTTGATAAGTAACGGTAGCTCCGGCACTTCCGGCAGTACCGGCGTTAGTAGTTGTTTGCTGACCTCCGGCATCTGATTTAATTCTTAAAGGGTGGCCACTATTAGAATTATCCTCTTGGTTAAAAATATAAGTAGACCCACGTTTCATAGTTATAACGGGGTTATTTACACCGTTTATGAGAAATATATTTATACCACCGACATTTGCAACCGTTACCGTATAAGTTATCGTTTCAGCATCGGCAGGGTCGGCTATAGTAGTAGTCGAAGTAGATGAAGTTGAAGTTACGGGAAAATTAATATTATCTAGGTAACGGGCAAGGGTTCTTATTCTCGTAACGGTCGCTCCGGTCAAATCATTACCTACGGTTACGGCGTTAACGTTTAATAGAATAGCGGTTATAGTGCCTAAAGCATTTGATACCGTAAGAGTCGGTCGTGGTAGTTGTCCTCTTTGATACGCAAAACCCTCGGCTTTTATAGGCAATTTTATATAAGTATTACCGGCCCAAACTACATCGCCGTTATTATTTAAACTCGTGCAATTATGAAACCTATAAGTTTGAGCGGAGCCGTGTAAGGCTAAAGTAGTTTCTAAAGTAAAAAGTTCTATTATCGAAGAAGGATTTATTTTTTGTAAATCGCTAATAATAGGGCCGGTGCTCATGGCTCAAAAACCTCCCGAAAAGTAGCGGTAATAGTAGCACGATCTTTTGTATAAATATTTTTAGACCATTTATCGCAAACAAATTTACTAGCAGAATCTTCCGGCGGGGTAAAATCAAAACTTGCTTGGTCGTTCGCACGAGCGTCTAAAAAAGTTTCAATAGTATCGGCATCTGTTTCGCTAACGTTAAAAGTTAAATTAAATATTTTTGGGTTTTGGTTTTGGGCTAATCCAAACATAATTCTATGTTCATAACCGTCGGCAAATCTAACGGTTCTAGTTACCGGTGCATTATTTTTTCTAGTTCCGTATGTAGGTTGTATTGAAGGAAAAGTAGCCATTATGCAAGTAAACCTCCGGCACGTTTTTGTTGAACTATTTCAGATTGTACCGCCGCCGCTATAAGGCGACCTAATTCACGACCCTCTTCTTCA